GTTACGGTTCATTTTCAAAAGATCATTTATGATCTGCGATGTTCTCGTTACCGTAGGCAAAGTCATTGGCCTGATCGATTCCCTGAAGGCTCTTTTGAACATTCTCTTGATTTTTCAAAACTCGCAAAGTGGTGGGTTAAACACGTCATTTATTCAGTAATCCTTGATGTCTCTGGCCAGCTGTGGTTGAAGTTGGGTCAGAATCCATCTGGACAAAATAACACGTTGTATGACAATATTTGGGCTTTGTCCATCGTGTTCGTCTATCATCTCGCCAAAACATGCGTCGGCCGTGATGAGCTTGATTTTAAGCTCTCAGAGGTCGTCGTTAAGTTAGTAGGTGACGATTCCATCTTTAATGACCATCCGTATTGGGTGGGTGTGGATGAATCTGCCGCTGAATTGGGCTTTGAGATGACTGATGAAGCAAAACAAGTATCTCTTGAAGATGCGAAGTTCTGTGGTTTTTCTTGGCGTTATGCTAAATATGTTGGCTTGTATACTTATGCCTTCACTTGTGATGCTGATAAACTAATTTCTTCCATCCTCTACTATCGTAAAAACAACAGTTATCGTTATGCTTATGTGAAATTGTGTGCTGCTAAGATTTTGCTGTTTGATCATCCGAAATATTATGATTGGATATGCGAAATGTTGGCGCATTACAAGTTACATCACAAAACGCAAATGATCGCTGAAACGCAATTCGACATGGTGCTTCCAATGAATTCTGTGTGGTCGCAAGAAAAAACGCGCGATCAAATCTTGCACCTCCTTTTTGGTTTGGAGAATTCCCAGTAATTTGGCTAACGTAGAGTGAATTCGAGCCAAATTATTCCAATGTGGAATACTCTTTATCATGTCTGCTGCTTCACAATCCGAAATTGTTCACGTACACGTATCTTCCCTTCTCCCTCCCGACTCTCTTTACGTAGTGCCTGCTTCAAAGCAATATATCGTTGCTCATTTTGACGATATTTACGACAAGGTTTGTCCAGGTGAGATTTCGTATCCTACCTTTTGTTCATTTTGTGTTGACAAGGACGCTTGTACCCAGTGTTTCCAAACAACACCATGTCCAAAACATCCAAAACGAAACGTGCTGTACGACGTGCAGTACGGAAAGTTGGTCGAGCAATTGCCAAAACTGCTCCCAAATCTACCGCATTGGTGGTGCGAACTGCCCCCACTCTTACAGGAAGCGGTCCATTACATCTCGGTTC